GCCTTATAGTTTTGTTATGGGTATATTCAATTACTTGTCTTCACTCTTTCATGCTTTCAATCAATTATGGGCTATAGACAAAATAACAGATCATTTTTCAAATATTGGAACCAAAGTTATCATGGTTATGGATGCTCACTCTGATGACAGTGGTGGTTATATTCTTATTGAACAAAGCAAATACAATCAGGCTATAGTAAAGAAAATAATATTCATGTATGAAATTTATTTGAAATTATGCAACCATATGTTGTCAAAAAAGAAATGCGCAGTATCCCTGGTTTATTTTGAACTTCTTTCAATTTTGTACATAAACAATAGATTGTTGCCTTTGGTACCAAAGTTTTTCCCAAACATGTCTTTCAAACCTAGCTTACAAGGTTATGCAGTTGACATGTCTTCTGGTTATGGAAAAGTGGTAGAACTCATAACTATGGGTGCAACTTTTTCAGAAGCATTTTACTGCATGAGAGTTTATAGTGAAATGGTTAGAAGATATTATAAAATGCCTGTTTACAATGACAGGCCTTTATCTTTATTTGGAGGTTTGTACTCTCATCCATTGAACATTGTCTTATGTGGCTCTTTGGCAGATCAATCCAGGTTAATGCAAGCTAACAAAGACAAATTCATTCGGATGCAAAAAATTATAAGGTTGTTAACATCTGATGAGACTGAGATATTCACACAAAACGGAATAAAATTGTTAAATAAATGTAGAAATAGAAACACGATACAGCATATTAAAAAAGAATTGGAGTATTATTTCAGTCAAGACTTTTTAAACAAAGAAGTTTTTAAAGTATCAGACATAAAGCATACACTTTTGCACTTGTTCTGTTTTTACCACAAAACAAGCAACACAGAATTCTCAGCATCTCTGAGCTACACCGATAATACAAGAAGATTAACAAAAATATTTTATAACTTGCAGGCACCTGTTTATTCAGTTTTCAACATAAAATTCACACTAGCTGAAATCATTAATTTGATTGAATTACTCATGCTATCCAAAGATGAAAAATTTAAAGAGACAAATACTCTAATCAGGTTTAAAGATATAATATCAGAAATTGAAATGAAAACCGTTGACGTGCATGAAACTGAAAATGTTTTCAATTATCTGTTAGGTGACTCAATGAAGGCTTATGATTATATAAAAGGTTCTTTTGACCAACTAGTGAAAACGGTTTATAACACTTTGACTTGTAAACCTGTTTCCATTGAATTAACATTAAATGAAGGCTTTTTAAATGTCACAAAAAACATACAACACTTGTATTTTGCTGACACCAGTGATTATTTTTATTTATTAAAAAACAAAGACATATCCTCAGAAAAAGATTTAATATTAAATAAATTTCAATCTCTGGGTATCAACAAATGCCAAAATTATGAAGAATTTTCATTTTTTGCCAGAAAATTAATGAAAACACACTCTGTAGATCTCAAAGGTTATGCATATGTAGAATCAGAAAATCGACTCATAAGAAGTGTTATTGATTTGATGAATTTGATAGAGACAAATAGCTGTTATAAGCAAAAAATAATTAAAATGTTTGAGAACATAAGCCGTTTGAAAAATATAGATCGAATGTCAAGATTTTCAAATGAAGAAGACAAAGAATTTGCCACAATTTTTAAGTTTTATTCATTTGCAGAAAAGAACATGGACAAAAAAACTTTGGAGAATTTGAAAATGAAAAAACTTGAATGTCTAAACATTCACAAAAATGTGAAAGACACTAATGATGTCATTAGCATAAAAGATTATTTGAATAATTGCAGATCAAATCCTCTTCATGATTCCATAATTGAGGACAAAGCTAAACTTCAAAAACGTGAAAATTTAAATTCTGTTAGTTTTTGCGTATTATGGGTAAAAAGACAAGCCAAACTTGGAAATTCTTGGGTAGGAAATGCAGAAGTGCTGATAAAATTGCGTGAATGCACTATACAAATCAAGCTTACAAGAAATGTATTAACTAATATATCTGTTTTTCAGCCTGAAAGTCTCACTCACAATGATAAGCTTACTTTTACAAGTTTACTGTGCAAATGGGATGTAGACATTGGTTTACAAAAATCTGATCAAGATTCAAATGTTTTATGTCTAGTAAAAGACAACAGTGTTTTCTTCTTTGGTTCTGAAAAAGATTACGACATAATTGTTTGTGAGGCAGAAGTTTTAAATTATGACCCTTTTACTAAATATTATGGACAAAGATACAATGACACAAAACTTATTGGTGCTTATCAATTTACAAACCTTCCACTTCGTTTTAACACTTATTTGAGTGAAATAACAGTAAATATGAAAGACATTAAAAAATATATATCCTTTGATGAAGTCAATAAACAGGATTTCGACAAATTCTTGTTCTTAAATACTGAAAAAGTTAAACCGCAATCACTTGATCATTTAATAGAGAACATAAGCAGGACACCTTTATATAAGTACTTTATGTATAGAAAGCTTGAAAAAGATCAAGACCCTTTACAAGAGGATTATTACAGGGATTTTTGTAAAGACAATGGTTATAATTACACACCTTTATCAGCCCTCTCTCTAGAAGATATTTTAAATAGTGATATTGACATCAATTTGTTGCCTGAAAACATGACAAAAAGTTTGTTGTTGTTGATTCAAAACAAATTAGAAGATTTGAGTTTAGTTGAATTATATTCAATGATTAATGAACAAATGAAAAAAAGAGAAGATGATCAGGACTGGAGTCTTATCATGAAATACTTGAGCGAAGAAGGGACATTGAATTCTATGATTTTAAAAAGAAATTTCAAAATGCCTGAATTTTTGATAAACCCATTAATAACACAAAGATCATTCCCAGAAATT